ATGACAGAAAAGGATATCAGCAACAGAATTACGCAGCTTAGATTGCAAAAAAATGTGTCCGAATACAAGATGAGCCTTGCACTCGGACACAGTAAAGGGTATATCCAAAGCATATCGTCAGGACGGACGATGCCGTCCCTTGGTGAATTTCTTGCCATTTGCGAGTATCTTGAAGTCACTCCGAAGCAGTTTTTCGACGATGGCAGCAAAAATCCTGCTCTCACACAAAAGATCGTGGACAGCGTATCGAGGCTTTCTGAGAAGGATCAGAAGCTTGTGCTGGAGATTTCGGAGAGGTTGGGGAAAGATTGAATCGGTAAAGTGCCTTAATGCTAGTCATAAGGCACGTTTGCTATGTGGAACATACAAAAAAGAGTTACGCTTTTCGGTTCCTCAAAGCATAACCCTACTTGTTTAGGTAATACCAAAACTCCCCCTGTGGCGTTAAGTTCTGATAATAAATTCTGATAATAAAAAAGCCATGACGGACAATGCCCGTCACGGCGAGTGACTGGTCGAGGTGACGGGACTTGAACCCACGGCAAAAATTATTCAAACTACGTTTTTACGCTGTTTTATATTTTTCATGTCACATTTCGTGTCATATATGTCCTGAAAATAGTTATCAATGGTTTGGTCAACACGCTGGCGGTCTGTGTCAAACGTTTGCTGATATACCGATTTCAATGTGCTGGTGTTGCTCCAGCCGCCACGTTCCATAGCGTATACATCAGGAACATTTAGTTTCGCCATAACGCTGGCGTTGATGTGGCGTAGATCGTGAAATGTGATCTGATAGCCTGCCGATCGCATTGTTTTGACGAAACGGCCGTACACCTGTTTTCGGGTGTAGGTCACAACATAATCATCGGGTTGCAGGTTTAGGCTGTCTATTAGATTTACTATCGGTTGCCCTAGCCGTAGCTGTCGGCGACTGTTGTAGGTCTTAGCCTGTTCTTTGTCAATTATTTCCTTACCAACTGTGACACGCACCTGCGACAGTGTCAACACATCACCGCATAGGTCCTTGCGGCGGATACCCAGTATTTCCGACATACGCATACCGCCCCATACAGCCAACAGCACAGGAATTTCTATATCTGACCCACGGAACAGGTCCACTACGGTTTCAACATCAGGCAGAATTTTAAATTTTTTCGTTTTGGGTGGCAAACGAATTTTTCCTAGCCGTATATCCACGTCATAGTATGACATAACAGCTGTAAAAAAACCATAGATGTTATGAACAGTTTTCGGCGATTTTTCAACGGTCAAACCGTTTACCCAGTCCTGCACTAGCTGCGGCGTAACCTCATCAATTGGAATATCTTTCAACCTGTCAACATTGTTACGCAGGATAGTCTGATAGCCGTGTATCGTGGTGGGTGATAGCACAGGCGTTTTTATTTTGATATATTCTTCAGCTGCGGTCTGGAATGTTATTTGCTGGTTTTCTTCGTCCTGACATTTTATCAGCCATTCCGCCGCCGCAAGCTCGGCGGCTTTTTTCGTTTCGGCCGTGAAAGATTTGTATTTACCGGTGTTTTTATCGTACACTCTCACACGATAACTTCCGCTTGGTAATTTCTTCGCTGTTGCCATGTAAAATTCCTCCTATTATCTTGACAATGTTTTCAATTTATGATAGAATAATAGGGTACTTCCTACTATTATAGTATCATCTCTTGCTAGGTCGGTTGTACACGTCCTCACAGGTCGCTCTGTGGGGGCTTTTTTATTGTGGTATGTTTATCCGCCACACACTTTGCAAGGCTTATAGCCTGCATTTTGGGCGTCCTGCAGGGTCATTGGCGTGCAGGTATCATCATAGTATCTACAGGATTTGTTGTGATACTTGTCACCCGAAGCCGTGATATATACTATCGTTTCGGCTGGGTCCTGCGTGGTAGTTGTCACAGGGATTGCTTCGGTGGTGGTTTCAGGCTCTGCAGTGGTAGTAGTTGTTGTGGTGGTGGTAGTGGTGGCTTTTTCACCCATATCCACTGTGATTGTTATAGGGTCAGATGTCACGCCGTCATATGTGGCACTCACGTCCGCAAAACCGTCTTTCAGGGGTTTCACATCATAGGTGACATATGCACCGCTATCATCATATTCTAACTGACAAACGTCAGGATTGCTGTTTTCAATTTTAATATCTTTAGGGTCAATGTCTTTTGCACTGGTTTCACCTGTGATGTTCAGATAGACTATATGGTCTATATCACGATTATAGTCATTCAGCGTGATAGAATAGCTGTCGCCTGTCCATTTGACCTTTGTTGGCCGCCTATACCCGAATAGGTGCGCTATTCCGTAGACTATGACCGATATAGCACAGAAAATGATTATCACCAGCAGGCAACCGCCCTTTGACGTGCCACTTGCTTTACGGCCGTGTGAACTGTGGCTTGACGATTTCTTGCCGCCCGATGTTGATACATATGACAGCCCTGTGCCCGGTATACCGACAGACTTTGTGCGTCGCCCTGAGCTGTTCACTGTATATCTCGCACCTTTTCCGCCGACACTCATGCCGACAGATTTTTTGCCGATGTTTAATCTTGCACCGCCGCCAAGTTTAATTGATTTTCTAAAACGTAATCCCATGGTTTCTACCCCTTTTCTAATATTCACGGTTCCTGTGGGCATACTAGCCACAGAGGTGATATATATGATATACGAAACACATCTGCGTGATATACGTCGCACACAACGTTTGACACTGCGCCAGCTATCCGAACTGTCAGGCGTTAGTTTTTCTGAAATTGACCAGATAGAACGCTATAACGTTGACCCACGCATTTCAACGGCTGTGCTATTGGCAAAATCGTTAAAATGTGGGCTTGACGATTTGTTCAGTTTCAACAAATAATGTTCGATATTATAAACACGCTTGCATTTTATGACATAAAAATGCTATGATTTACACATAGCCTATTATAATGTGTTTCATGTATATTATAGCATTTTCACGCATATTTTGCAATACTTTTTGACATCTTTTTATTCTAGTCCGATTTTTCGGACAGTACATAAAAGGGGTATTGACAGCCGTGATTACATGGTATATAATAGGCATATCGAACATATGTTTCATAAATATAGGAGGAGAAAATAATGACGAAAGAAGAACGAACAGAATTTGAAAAAAGACTTGCCCACAAGATTTACATACTACAGCACCCCGAATTGTGGGAAAAAATAAGAGCAGAAAAAGAAAAGAGCTGCTTAAAGCAGCCCTCTCTTGAATAGGAGAAAATCGACATATTTGTCAAGGTCTTTGATTTCGCTATCTTCAAGAACCTTTAATGCGTCGATAATCTTGGCTTCCTCGTCACTTTGTGGTGGCGGGGAATTTTTTTCGCCCTCGTTTCCGCAAAGATAATCGAGAGACACGCCAAAGTATGCTGAGATCTTCAAAAGTGTCATTGCTGACGGCTCTCTCTCATCACGTTCGTAGTTGCAGTAGGTTGTTTTCGGCAAGCCTAAGGCTTTTGCAACTTCCTCTTGTGTGAGGTTTTTCGCCATTCTCAGTTTTTTTAGGCGGTTGTCAAACATTCTTATCACCTCCTACTATATATATTATATACCCATTATGGGAATTTGTCAATGAAAATAGGGCACATTATTTTCAAAATGAGTTTTTTGTACAAAAATGCAATCTCAAATTTGTACATATTTGTACCCAATTTGGGGTTGACAAATTCCCAAAATGAGTATATAATGATAATGTACTCAAAACGAGTACGAAAACTCAAAACGAAAACGGAGGTGTAACAAATGGCTGAAAAGACAACGATATTTGACAACATCAATGGTGAACTGAGACGCAGACATCTCACCCAGCAGGACCTTGCGAAGACTATCGAAATAGACCGCAGAACATGGTCTAAATGGCAGGATAAAAACGATATGCCAGCGTCGGTGCTTCTGCAGATAGCCAAATGGCTGAACGTTACGCTGGACTATCTTACCCGTGATGTTCATGCAGAATAGTGGAGGTGAAAACAATGCCTGCGAAGAATAGTGAAGGGCTCACGAAGATGAAAAAAGGCGAGGTCGTAGAAAGACGTGACAGAAATGATACGATGTATGAGGTCTATGACAAAGCAGACCCTGCACACTGCATTTTCATAGGGCTTTTTGACACGTTGGAGGAAGCCACCAAGGCTGCAAAGAGGCACAGAGAAAGTTTTCCTAATGCAGAGATATGGGCATATAAAATGATAAAGGAGGACTGAAAATGCCTGCAAAGAAAATGACCGCCAATGACGTGATATCCAAACGGCTGAGGTCTATCAGAGCCGACAATGATATCACACAGGCAAAGATTGCAAAACGGCTGAGCATGACACAGACAGCCGTGAGCAGGTGGGAACGGCAGTTCGGCACCATGAATGCTGAACAAATCGTAACATACTGCAAGATTATCGGGGCGAACCCCGAAGAAATCTTTGCGGAATACTGCAAGGAAAGGAGTGCAAGAAGATGAACAACCTGATAACAACACTGGAGATCATCAGATATGTGTCAGCCATAGCACTGTGTGTGGCACTATTCGCACTGGCGGTCTATGGACTATATCGAAATGTTAAAGAAACCGCCGAAACCGCAATCCGTGAGGAACTGGAGAAGGCGATGAAGGAAACTGCAAGACCTGTAGTCAAGGTCGAGATACAGACGAAAGGAAAGTGGTAAAATGGCGTTGATACTGCTGATAACAATAGCTGTGCTTGCAGGCATAGATGTAGTGATGTATCTTGTGCTGAGCGTGGTGGATAGGCACTGGGAGAAACGTTTTGAAAACGAGGAGGATAAGAACAATGAAAGTTCTGATAGCCTGTGAAGAATCACAAGAGGTCTGCAAAGCGTTCCGTGCGAAAGGTCACGAAGCATACAGCTGCGATATTCAGATGTGTTCAGGCGGTCACCCTGAATGGCATATATTAGGCAATGTTCTGACCGTTATCAACGGCAATACAGATTTCACCACTTGTGACGGACAGACACATACGGTAGACAAATGGGATTTGCTGATAGCTCATCCGCCGTGTACATATCTTAGCAACGCAGGAGCAGCACGCCTGCACAAAAAAATTAATGGAAAAAGCTACATTGATTTTGAAAGATTCAAAAAAGGAAAAGACGCAAAAGAATTTTTTCTGAAATTTATTCATGCACCTGTTGAGAAAATAGCTATTGAAAACCCGATACCGTCAAAGGTGTTCGAGTTGCCGAAATATACGCAGACTATACAACCATATGAATACGGACACCCATACAGTAAAAAAACGTGTTTGTGGCTGAAAAATCTGCCTAAATTGACACCGACAAATATTGTTAAACCCATATGTTCATGGGTGTCAGGCGGTAGCAAAAAGGCGGACGGCACTGCACGCACAAACTGCGGAATGTCGTTTCGTGACAGCAAGACAAAGTCCAAAACATTTTCAGGCATCGCACAAGCAATGGCTGAACAATGGGGAAATATTAAGGAGGATAAAGATGATAACGAAAGAGGAATTTGAAAAGGTGGTGGAGGTTTGCACTGACAGAAATATGAACTGCACACAATGTCCGTTTGGCAAAAGACTTTATAGATGCGGCGTATATTTTGCCCTCTACCTAAAAGAAAACGAGCCTGCACCGTCCGCCAACGGCACAAGCTCGGAGGTATCAGATGATACCTGTTCAATATTACAGTTTGATGATAAGCAGATTTGTCAAGAGGTAGAAAAGGCTTACAAGGCTTGCGAACTGATACTGGAAATTTACGAACGTATGGACGATAACGAGCAGAAAGCCTTCGACCTGGGGCAGTCATATCGGGCAATGCTTGAGGTGAAAAAGGAGCTTGAGAGGATAGGGAGAGGCGGTGTTCCAAATGCGTAGCAAATACAATACCTGCGTGGGCTGTACAGCCTTAGGTCTGCCTTGCAAGCACTGCGGACTTGACCGCAACGTCACTGCATACAACTGTGACAAATGTGGCAACGAGATAGACCCTGAATCAGAGTGTATGTACATCTGTGAGAATGTGGAGTACTGCAAGGATTGTTTCAGGGAAATGCTTATCGACCGCATATCTGAGAACGAAGACGTAGAAATAAGTGATCTGGCTGCTCTGCTAGCTTTGGACTACAAAGAAGATGATCTTTATGATTATGACGAGGAGGACTATGACGAATGAAAAAACAAATGTCTGCGGAAGATTATCGCAATGACGGAGCATTCAGCCGCTCACAGCTTTTCAAGCTGTCAAAGTCGCCTGCACACTTCAAGTACGCCCTTGAAAATCCCGAAGTAGAGACCCCTGCGCTTGCTTTCGGTACAGCCTTTCACGCTTATGTTCTTGAAAAGGACAAGGTCGACAGCGAGTACATAGTCGCTCCAAAACTTGATAGGCGCACCAAAGAGGGCAAGGCACTTGCGGCTCAGATAGAGGCGAGCGGTAAGATACCCATAAGCGAGGACGCTTTTGCACAGATACAGGCAATGGCTGAAAGTGTGATGTCAAACAAGTATGCTGCCGCTTTGCTTAACGGTGGTGAACATGAAAAATCATACTTCTGGACGGACAAGCTCACGGGGCTTAAACTCAAATGCCGTCCTGACTGCCGCACAGACCTCAAATCAACGTCAGTCATAGTTGACCTCAAGACTACTGAGAATGCCGATACAGACAGTTTTATGCACAGCTGCATAAAGTACGGCTATGACTTGCAGGCAGCTATGTACACAAAGGGTGTGTCAGAGGTGGAAGGCAAACAGCATAGATTTGTTTTTATCGCTGTGGAAAAATCACCGCCTTATGCCTGCAATGTCCTTGAGGCTGACGATTTTATCATACAGAAAGGCACAAAAGACCTTAACGACTATCTTTACACTCTCAAAGAGTGTCTTGAAACTGATAACTGGTACAGCTACAACGGCAAAAACGGCGATTTGAACGTCATAAGCCTGCCGGGTTGGCTGGCTAGAGAATACGAATAGGAGAAAACGATATGGATGAAATAACAAATGCAGTAGCAGTAACATCGGAAGTACCGCAGAACAGCACTATGCCTCTTGACAACATCAATCAGGGCACTGTAGCAATCGAAGCAAGCAGAGCCATTGCAGAAGCCCAAGGCAAGCTTGTCATCGCAAAGAGATTTCCGAGAAATGAGATACAGGCTTTTGCTAACATGAAGAAAGCTTGCCAGCGTACAGGGCTTGCAAACAAGGCATTTTACAGCTATCCAAGAGGCAACGAAACAGTTTCAGGACCGACTATAAGACTTGCCGAAGAACTTGCAAGGTGCTGGGGAAATATTGACTTCGGCATCAAGGAGCTTTCGCAGGACAACGGCAAGTCAGAAATGCAGGCATATGCTTGGGACTTGGAGACGAACACAATGTCGGTGCAGAATTTCACGAACCCACACGCAAAGGAAGTCAGAGGCAAGATAAAGACCCTCACGAGCTTGCGTGATATCTATGAGAACAACGCCAATATGGCAGGGCGCAGGCTCAGAGCAAGAATACTTGCGGTACTTCCTGCGGACTTTGTGGAAGAGGCTGTCGCCGAATGCAGAAAAACTCTTGCAGGCAAAAATAACGTACCGCTCACGGATAGGGTAAGAAAAATGGTGGTGGAGTTTGAAAAGCTGGGCGTGACGCAGGATATGATAGAAAAACGTCTTGACAGAGGTCTTGACACCATGACAGCCGAAGATCTCACCGATTATATCGGCATTTTCAATTCACTGAAAGACAAGAACACAAAGGTTTCTGAGTGGTTTGAGTATGAGAAGATATCTACAGATATCTCAGCAGAAATCGACCAGCTTCAGACCGAGAAAGAGCAGGTGCTTTAATGCAGGCAAAATTACCTGACGGCTCTGTTATCATCAGTGGTTTTCTCGCAAAGGACGCAGAATACAAACAGGTGGGCGGCAATAACTCGTCGCTCACCAAGTTTGCAGTAAAAGTGGGCGAACGTCAGCCAAAGGTGCAAGGTGAGCGTGGTGAAGCCGTATGGGTGAACTGCCAGTGCTGGCACTCTGTAGCAAGAGCCACAAAGGCGCTGAAAAAATTTGACGTAGTGCTTTGCGTGGGCAAGGTGGAGAAAAAGCCATATACCGGCAAAGGCGGTAAAGAAAAAGTTGACGTACATCTTGTGTGCGAAGCCGTTTTTGTACAGCCTACCGCAGAAGCAGCACCCCCGCAAGAGCTAGGCGGTGACCTTTCCGACTTTGAGGAGGTGTTGAATGATGAGGGAACGCCATTCTGATGATATCATTGACGTTGATGCGAACGAGGAAAAGCATTTTGATATCGACATGAGCGACGCAGAAGCGGTGAAAAACGCCGTTGCTGTAAAGTATACAAAAGACGATTTTCTCTACACAGAGAAGCCATACGAAGCGATATACGATTACAAAAACGACCCTTTCATGCACAACCTGAAAATTGAGCAAATGGCTCAGCAGGCGGCAGAGGTGGGCGTAAAGACGTTCAAAGGACTGTATAAAAACTACGTCAAAATGCGAGAAATGCAGCGTGGAGCGAACGTTATCATCAATAACCCCACTGCGTTCTCAGGCCCGTATATGCAGCTTGACGCAGGCAAATACAATGTTGATGACGGCGGTGTGTATCTTATTGACGAAAGCGGCAACTATCACGTTATCTGTCACCACCCGATCATTCCCTTTGAGTGCTTGCAGAACATTGACACAGGTGAGGAAAAGCTCAACATAGCTTACCGCACTCGTGGAGAGTGGCAGGAAAAAGTCGTTTCAAAGGAGATACTTTACAACAGCCGAAACATTTCACAGTTAGTTAAATGCGGTGTTGACGTATCTTCTGAAACTGCCAAAGAGCTTGTTTCATACTTTCAGGAGATAGAGAGCCTTAACCGCAATTCTCTGCCGCTGAAAAGATCAGTGGGCAGGCTTGGTTACATAAACGGCGCAGGCTTTTCACCATACGTCGAGGGGCTGACCTTTGACGGAGAGCAGAATTATTCCACCATTTTTAGTGCTATAAAAAGTCATGGCAGTTATGAGAAATGGAAAAAAGCCGCTATAGATTGCCGCAGGAAAAGCGTGATCGCAAAGATATTTCTTGCGGCGAGCTTCGCAAGTGCGCTTATTCAGCCACTTGGCGGTCTGCCGTTCTTCGTTCATCTATGGGGCGTTGACTCAGGCACAGGCAAGACAGTTGCATTGATGCTTGCGGCTTCTGTTTGGGGAACTCCCGAAATGGGCGAATACATTCAGACGTTCAACAGTACAGTTGTCGGCCATGAGCGAACAGCAGCGTTTCTCAACAGCCTGCCGTTTCTCATTGACGAACTCCAGCTGAGCAAAGATAGTCATGGCAGAAGCCGATTTGACGTTTATCAGCTTGCTCAGGGTGTTGGACGTTCTAGGGGCACGAAAACAGGCGGCATAGAACGCACACCAACATGGCGAAACACTATCCTTACCACAGGCGAAAGCCCCATAGTGGGCGGTTCAGCAGGAGCAGGAGCGGTAAACAGAGTTATCGACATTGAATGTACATCAAACAATGTCGTGATAGCAGACGGCATGGCAGTATCAGCAGTGATAAAACAAAACTATGGTTTTGCAGGGCGAGAGTTCGTTGCAAAGCTGTCCTCACAAAAAGCCTTGACAATGGCACAAGAGGTCTATAACGATTATTTCGCCAAGCTCTGCAAGTCGGATACAACAGAAAAGCAGGCGATGGCAGCGGCAATGATACTCACGGCTGATATGATTGCAGAAGCGTCCGTGTTCAAAACGAATGAGCCACTAACAATTGACGATATCTCACCGTATTTGCAGACCAAAAAATCGGTATCAGCAGGTGAACGAGGGTATCAGTATATGTGCGATTGGGTGGCTTCCAACAGCAAACGCTTTGCGACAGGCGAAGACAATAACGGCGAAGTGTTTGGGCTTATTCAGGGCGATTTTGCATATATCATTCGCTCAAAGTTCGATGAAGCGGCTTCAAAACAGGGTTTCGACACAAGAGCATTACTTAGCTGGTTAAAATCTAACGGCAAGATACTCGTGAGAGGGCGCAACAATACTCGTGGCAAGCGTATCGGTGGCGTGAACGTTGAGTGTGTTGTGTTGAGATTGCCAGATGAAACACCGGACTATTACACCGAAGAAGAAATGCGTGGGACGGATATATCGGATTTCGGCATTTTGTGAGACATAAGTCCCACGAGGAAAGCAGCGTAAATGCGTGGTTTTCTGCATAGTGTGGGACTGTGGGACATTTTCCCCCTATATATACCTGTTTTAAATAGGTGATATAGAATCGTGACTTTGTTCACACATTGTTAAAATATATGTGTGTTTTTCTATATAGGAAAATGTGCGAATTTGTCCCACAGTCCCACAACACCCCGAAAAGTGCGTAAATACGCATGGTTTTCGTGTGGGACGTTTGTCCCACACTGTCCCCCACGTCCCACATAAGGAGGTAAAAAACATCAAATGAATGCAAGGATAAAGCTCCGTGACTATCAGCAGGAGTGTATAGATAAAATAACGCAGGCAAGGCAGGGAAAACATCTTGTGCAAATGGCGACAGGTCTTGGTAAGACAGTGACTTTTGCGAATATTCCACGTCATGGACGTATGCTCATTCTGTCGCACAGAGAGGAACTTGTAAATCAGCCTCTGAAATACTTCGACTGCACAAAGGGTGTTGAAATGTCAAAGTACCATACCGACGGCAGTGAAGAGGTGGTTTCTGCAAGCATCCAGACCATGACACATAGGCTTGACAGGTTTTCACCTGATGATTTTGATATCATCATAGTAGACGAAGCACACCATGCAGCGGCTCAGAGTTACAAGACGGTCATAGATCACTTCACACCACGTCTTCTGTTGGGCTTCACGGCAACGCCTAACAGGGCTGACAAATGCAGACTGAATGATGTGTTTGAGGATATCATATTTCAACGTGACCTGCGTTGGGGAATTGAACATGGTTATCTGTGTGATATCCTCTGCAAACGTGCCGACATAGGCTATGACCTTTCAGCGGTACATACACGGCTTGGCGACTACGCTCCGGGCGAGCTAGCAGAAGCAATGGACGGCACTGCGGACGCTATAGCACAAGCGTATAGAGAACACGCCAAAGGTGCAACGCTTATCTTTGCAGTATCGGTAGAACAATGCTATGAGATAGCAAAACGCATCGAGGGGGCTGAGGTAGTCACAGGTCAGACTAAGGATAGGGCTGATATTATACGCCATTTTACTCAGCGTGAGATACCTTGTCTTGTGAATTGCATGGTGTTCACTGAGGGTACTGACATTCCCCTTGTGGAAACTGTTATCATAGCAAGACCTACACAATCAGATGCATTGTATACGCAAATGGTAGGCAGAGGGTTGAGGCTGCACCCTGACAAGGACAGGCTCACACTCATCGACTGCGTAGGAGTAACAGGCAAAGCAAGTCTGAGAACAGCTCCAAGTTTGCTCGGTATTGACATTTCAGAATTGCCAAAGAAGAGTCAGGACAAAATGGAGGGAATGCTATTTGAGCTTCCTGAAAAAGCTACTATGATGTCGGATTGTCCTGAAAGCTGGATAAAGAATGTTCGTATCGTTGACTTGTGGGCGCAGGAGCAGAAATATAATACCCATGACGTGAACTGGTTTAAGCTGCCGGATGGCGATATGAAATGCAGTCTTGGTAAAGGAAAAACGCTGAGGATATCTGCACCCGATGCTTTGGGTATGGCAGTATGGCAAGGTCAGAAAATACCTATGCAGCAGGCACTTGACGAGGCGTACACTCTTCTCTGCGAGCGTGAAGCAGATAGCAAATGCTTGTGGGATCTGAACATCTGCCGAAAGTGGGGCAAAGCACCTGCTACTGATAGTCAGAAAAACCTTATCCGCAGACGTGGCAGAAAGTATCTCAATAATTCAGATATCGACATAGAAAATCTGACAAAGTTTGAAGCAAGTCAGATACTCAACAGGATAATGAAAGGGTGATGATATGGCAAGAAATGAAGACAGAGAGCAAATGACCCTTATCAAGTGGACACAGCAGGCAAGCATACGCAAGGCTTATCCTGAACTCAAGCTGCTCTTTCACATACCGAACGAACGTCATTGTGACCCAAGAGAGGGCAAGAGATTAAAGCTTATGGGTGTGAAGTCAGGCGTTCCTGATCTGTTCCTGCCTGTGGCAAGGGGAAGAAACAAAGGGCTGTTCATAGAACTCAAAGCGGAGAATGGCAAGCCGTCAGATAATCAGATGTGGTGGTTTGCGGAGCTTGGCAAGCAGAACTATTTGGCGGCGATATGCTACGGCTGGAAACAGGCTGCGGAAGTGCTGACGGACTATCTGAGGAGTGATGATAATGCTGGTAAAAGCTGAGGTCATAAAAAAGGCAGACGAACTCAACAGAATGGCGGCAAAGCTTCTGCCACTGCCAGAGGGTCTGACACAGGCAGAACAGCTTTTGTATAAGTCGCTTTGCATTGTGTATCGAGAGTTCAGAGCAGGGCAGATAGACAAGAAACAGGCGCTTGATGAAAAGCAGGAACTATACAGGGCATACATCAATGGGGCTTATGCACTTGATCTATGGCAGACATATGGGGAATATGCTAAGGTGTTTCAGAAATATCAGTACGAGATACATCATGACGGCTGCGAGGTTTGCAAGAGGCTCAATGATATCCTATGCGGTATGGGGAGGGGCAAAGCCAATGAAACACACTGACCACACCCTATGCTGGCACTGCCGCCACGCAGTGCCGACAAAGGATAAGATAACAGGAGAATACCTCACAGGCTGTGCATGGTCCATAGACCGCAGACCTGTTGAGGGTTGGAGGACGTGTCAGCACAGACAGAATGTACGAGGCGCAAAAGGGCGGCATGATACACTCGTATACAGTAATGGAATGTCCGAGATTTGAGGAGGGATAAAAGTGACAAAAGCTGAAAAAGCCAAAAACCTGCGCTATAAGAAAGCGATTGTATCGCAGTTAAACTTTGAGGAAATAACATCTCAGCTATACGATATCAGCTCCGTTTGCGAGGAATACCAGTATTACTTCAGCGGCGATGATGATACGCTTCTCAACGCACTTGACGGAGATGAAGAACAGGAACAGGAATTTAAAATGATGTTTTCAGACCTTTCGTATGAGTGTGATAGTTTGAGGGACATTGTCAATGATACCTATGTGTCAGAACATTTTGACGATTTTTTTGTCGGAATAATGCTAAACGGAAATAGTCCGTTCAAGTGCTATGGATATGATAGCTTTGAAGAAGATTACTTTGCACTTTCGTCATATGACACGAAATGTGCATCAAATGAGAGCGCAAAGAGACTTAAACGTCTTACGAAGGACGAGCTGCTGTCCGTTTGTGGGCAATGCTTTGGGCTTGCAGTGTCTTACCTTAACGTCCAATACAAATATGACTATTTGAAAGCTGCTTTTGATATCTTGAAAGACCAAAATACCTCATATTTGCAGATCATAAAGGACATTGAAACGGCATATGACAAAGCGGACGCAAAAGACTGGTATGAATACAGCACCGAAGTGAGAGCGTTTGATAAGCTTGTTGGAAGTTTCGACGAATATAGCAAAATTTGGCTTGAATAATGAGGAGGTATAACATATGGTAAGATACATCGATGCAGACAATCTGATTAACGAATTATCGGCGGCGTGTATGCCGATATACGAAAAGGGCATAACAGGCATTCTGGGTGATAACAGCAGTATCGCTGATATAATCAACGAACAACCTACTGCAGACGTGCAAGAAGTGAAACACGGGCGTTGGGTCTACAAGGAACGAACGAAAGTTGTGAACACGGACAATGTCGGCATACTGGAAGGCTATCGCACTATTACCGAAGAAAACATAGACAAAGCAACTATAATTTTAAAAAAACGCATAACGGTCAAAATACCGTTTTGCTCGTTGTGCGGCGAACACGGCGACAACGAGGGCGACGCAACGCCATATTGCCCTAACTGCGGTGCTAGAATGGAGGAGTTTGAAGAATGAGAGATATGCAACTTAACGTTAATTTTCCGTTAAGACCTTGCCTTGTAAATGGCGAAAAGATGTTATTTCATATGTGGGGCATAGGTCGGAATGAAACCATAGGTATCGTAGAGGACGCTAATGGGTCGATAATGGCAGTTTTTCCTTACAAGATAAAATTCACGGATGAAATTTTTGAAGAGTATATGCATGAAGAGGGTGATTCTGAGTGAAAGCACGAACGAACATCGTCAAACAAAGCGACATCAAAAAAGAGGTCGCAAAGGAAATGCAGAAAAGATATAGTGAACTGCAAGGCGAGATTATGCAGGATATCACAGAACAGATAATGGCGACTGTTTTGTGGACGCTGGATAAGTGGTACGGCTGGAAAGGCAAACGCCTGCGTGCATTCATCGACGCAGTAAATAGCACGTTTGACATCATGGACACGGCTGAATTTGATAACGATAATAACGCCAGCTATCTGAAAGAGACATACGGCATTGACCTGTCGGAACTGATATCAACGGAAATGACCGACAGGGTGCAGAAAGGCGGTTGAAATGACAGCAAAAGAATATTTGCAGAACGCCTATAAAATCGAGAGGCGTGTGAAAATTATCGAAAACAAGGTCAAGAAACTGCGGTCGCAACTAGAATATGCTGGCATTTCATACGAAAATACAGGTGCTAGTCATGGCAGTTGTAACGGTGATAAGATGTCAAGCACCATTGAACGCATAGCGGAATACGAACGCAGACAGCAGGAACTGGCGCTGATATTGATTGACAAACGTCTGCAAATTGAAAAGTCCATTGACGCAGTAGCAGACGCAGACCAGCGAGAAGTCCTTGAACGGCGGTATCTTTTTTATCAGCGATGGGTGGGAAAATTCAACAAAGAAAACGGTGAATACATAATGGGGATCACTGACTATATGAACTACTCAGAACGAACGATATATAAAATTCACGGCGAAGCCCTGAAACATATTGTTGTTCCAAAAGAGTGCAGTGAAATGCAGTGAAATGCAGTTATTAATCTGCTATACTGTATAATAGCCCGATAGGGCGAAAGGTCAGTTGGTTATATCCTCAATAAAAGCCAACCCCATTTTTTTACGCCTGAGTGGCTAGCCCTCAGGCAATGTGCAGGGGCGGTGCGCCATCACTTAACCTGCTCCATGTTTTTTACTTCTTTTGTTTTAGATCTCCTGACTTCCGCCACGGCAACAGCTATGGCGGATATATTGGTCGATACTGCAATGATGTTGACGCCGATACCAATCAGCCACACACACCTCTTAGCAATGTGTCGTGTGGCATTTTTATTTTGTGGGGGGCGGTGCTATGAAAGACTTTGCATATTCCTTTTACCGCTCCGCAGCATGGAAGAAGTGTCGCCAATCTTACATCGACAAACGCATATTAATCGACGGCGGTCTTTGCGAAGAATGTCACGAACGTGCTGGATATATCGTTCATCACAGAACATTATTGACGCCAGCAAACATTTGTGACCCTGAGGTATCATTGAACCATGCCAATCTCGAATTTGTATGCAAAAAATGTCATGATAATTTCGAGGGTCATTTTTGCCAAAAATCGCCTAAAAAATTAACAAAATGTGAATTTGACGCATTTGGCATGCCCGTACCCCCCTCAAATTTGGACTGAATTTTTTCCTAAGATACCGAGGGGGCAAAGGTCATTTTTTACGCACGATAAAATCGCATAAGGGGGTGTAATCTGACAATGGCAAAAATCAAGAAGAACTTGAGCGAGCTGCGAAAAGCTGTGGATAGCTGTGAACCAGCCAAGAGAGAACTGGGCATAAAACTACTAGATCAGCTGGAGTACATGGAAAATCTGTTGAGCGAGTATCAGAAAAAGATAAAAGCAGAGGGCGCAATCATCGAAACAACAAACGGCAATGGTTTTACTGTCAAGACAGAGCACCCTGCAAGCAAAGCGTATGCAACATTAATCGGAAAATACAACGCAATGGCAAAGACAGTTGAGGATATTATCCTTGACAGCCTGCAAAAATCTGAGGGTGACGAGCTGTTGGAATTCCTAGGCGGTGCAAAGCGTTGACGGAATTTGAAAAATATTTTACTGGCATTTATGACGGAAATATCGTTGCGTGTGAGAAAATGAAAAAGGTTTCGGAAATGCTGCTGAACAGATTTGCAAGTCCTGATGAATTTCATTTTGACAAAGCTATTGCAACACGGCACACGGATTTTATAGAAAAATTCTGTAAGCTGCCGTCTGGAAAACTAGGTCAGCCGTTGAAGCTGGAGTTGTTTCAAAAAGCAAGACTGCAAGCATTATTCGGCTTTGTTGACGATAACAACCTGCGCCAGTATAACGAATGCCTGATAATCGAAGGCCGAAAGAACGGCAAGACAACGGAAATTGCGGCAGTCGAAAATGATATGCTAGTCAATGACGGAGAGGGTTCACCGCAGATATATAACGTCGCCACAATGCTAGATCAGGCAAAGCTAGGTTTCAACGCCTGCTACAAAATGATAAAACAATCGCCATTGTTGAGCAAGCATATTCGTAAACGTGCGGCCGATTTGTATTTTCCGTTGAACATGGGATTTATAAAGGCTCTTGCCAGCAATTCAAACAGCCTTGACGGATTGGACGTTCACTGCGGTGTTATCGACGAATTGGCGGCAATAAAGAACCGAGATCTATATGATTTGATAAAGCAAGCAATGGGTGCTAGACAGCAACCCATTTTATTTTGCATTACAACAAACGGCTTCGTTCGTGGTGGTATCTTTGACGCCCAATACGAATATGCAAATAATTTGCTATACGGACGGCTGACGGAAATCAACAAAAGGTTTCTGCCGTTTATCAACGAACTGGATAGCCCCGACGAATGGGATAAGGAAGAATGTTGGATAAAAGCAAATCCCGGGCTGGGTACGATAAAATCAATAGACTATCTGCGACAAATGGTGCAGAAAGCCAAAGATGACCCTAGCTTCAAAGCAACAGTTATGGTCAAAGATTTTAACCTCCCACAGAATACCGAAAGCGGCTGGCTGAGGTGGGACGAGCTGAACAATGAAGAAACTGTTGTAGATTATCCGTTCAGATATTTCATTGGCGGTTTTGATGCCGCTGATTATATAGACCTGAATGCTGCAAAGGCTATCTGCAAAAAGCCTGATGATGATAGGTTGTATGTAAAATCTATGTACTGGATTCCGCAAGCCGTTCTTGACGCTGACGCTGAAAAGGGTGACAGACGTGGACGAGATAGTGTGCCGTATGAATTGTGGAAGTCGCAAGGTCTACTGAGGACGTGCGAGGGGAACAAAGTCAACAAGCGTGTTATTTTGGATTGGTTTTTGGAGTTGAGAGACAAAGAAGACATCTATCCTTTGGCTATCGGCTATGACCCTTGGCACGTTTCGGACGAGCTGATAAAAGCGTTTGAAGAAGAGTTTGGCAAGGGCGTTTTAGTACCTGTGCGCCAGGGCGTTATAACGCTGTCTGACCCAATGAAGAATCTGAAAGCTGAATTCCAGCGACACAACATTGTTTACGACAATAACCCAATTGACAAATGGTGTTTCCTGAATGTGGCTGTCAAGACAGATGTCAATGGCAACATTCAGCCGTGCAAAAAATCTGACCGAACGCAGAGAATAGACGGACTTGCAGCACTACTAGACGCATATGTGGTCTATTATAATCGGCAGGAAGAATTTGAGAGTTTGATATAGGAAAGGTACAAAATGAAAGGTGAAACATACGAGCAGTTCGTTGAAAAATTTAAGCCAAAGAAAACTACTGACGATTGTTACACACCGCCATTGATTTACGATGGCGTGGCTGATTGGGTATGCACAGAATATGGCATAAATCGTGATGCTTTTTGCAGGCCATTCTATCCCGGCGGCGATTATGAAACGTTTGACTATACTGGCAAGATTGTAGTTGATAATCCGCCATTCAGTATTTTCAACGAGATTTTACGCTTTTATATCGAAAGAAACATAAAATTTTTTTTGTTCGCACCAGCTCTCACTTTATTTTCAGGAGCGACAGAACACTGTACAGCAATCCCAGTGGGTGTAACTGTAACTTATGAAAATGGGGCAGGCGTTTGCACGTCGTTTGCAACAAATCTTGATGATAGTAACATTCGAATTCGCACCGCCCCACGCCTTTACAAGATTTTAAAAAGCTGTAATGATGCTAGCAGGAAAGAAAAAACTAAAACAATGCCGAAGTATGAATATTCTAAAAATGTTGCAACAGCGGCTAAAATCAATCGGTTTTCAAAGGCTGGCATTGACTTTGAAATTAGAAAATCTGAAAGCCTTCGTGTTCGTGCTCTTGATGCTCAGCTTTTGCGAAAAAAAAGCAATATTCGGGTCGGGATACCTCATTTCAGATGACGCTGCCATGCGTTTAGAACGAGCAGAACGAGAACGAGCAGAACGAGAACGAGTAGAACGATGGCAACTGAGCGAGAGAGAAAAGGCTATTATAGCAGAATTGAACAAGAAATAATTTTGAAAATTATGCAAAGAAAGGGGTGAAAAAATGGGTCTGATAAATCGTTTTAAAAACAGGTCACAGGTAGTGACCCGATATAAGATGATGTCGGAAATCGGCAACGGCTACTATAGCTGGGACGGCAATGTTTATCGGTCGGACTTGGTGCGTGCCTGCATTCGCCCAAAGGTCAAGGCTATTGGGAAACTGACCGCAAAGCATATCAGAAAATCATATAGCCGAAATGGTGACGGCAGCATCGAGATAAACCCTGAACCATATATGCGAATGCTACTGGAAGAACCTAACGAGTTCATGACAATGCAGAAAATGTTGGAAAAAATCGCAACGCAGCTGTGTTTGAACAATAACGCATTTATTTTGATTATCCGTGACGGCAACGGCTATCCTACAGAGTTGTATCCTATTCCTGCAGACAGTGCAGAATGCGTATATATCGGCAATGATTTGTATTTGAAATTCACATTTTTCAATGGTCAAAGATATACGTTTCCGTATGCAGATATCATTCATTTACGTAGTGATTTTTATAGAGACGATATCTTCGGCGAACGGCTGAGTGAAACGCTGACGCCACTAATGGAAATCGTAACAACTACAGACCAAGGCATTGTTAAAGCTATCAAAAATTCGTCAATTATTCGCTGGCTGTTGAAGTTCACCAGCTCCCTGCGCCCTGAGGATTTGAAAAAGCAAGCGCAAGAATTTAGCGAGCAGTTCATGAGCGTTCAAAACGGCACAGGTGTTGCGGCGGTCGACAGTAAAGCAGACGCAAAGCAAGTTGACGCAAAAGACTATGTACCGAATTCATCGGTTATGGAAAAAACCACGCAGAGAATTTATTCGCTGTTTAACACAAACGCAAATATCGTGCAGTCGAACTACACCGAAGACCAATACAACGCCTACTACGAATCGGAGATAGAACCAGTAGTAATGGAACTGGCTGGCGAATTCACACGAAAACTATTCAGCCGTATCGAAAGAGGATATGGCAACAAAATAGTTTTTGAAGCGTTCAACCTGAGCACTGCATCCATGTCAACCAAGCTGAATTTGGTGCAGTTCTTCGACAGAGGTATCATGAACGCAAACGAAATTCGAAGCGTGTTCAATCTGGCTGACATTCCTTCGGGCGATCAGTACTATGTCAGACTAGACACGGCAAAGATAGACAGCAGTGAGGGAGGTGAAAACGATGAAAATTTACGTCAAAGGTACAATCATTCCGAGTGATGACCAATGGATTTATGACCTTTTCCGCATTGACGCCACTTCCCCTGCGAGGGTCTTAAATGATATAACTGCGGCAACTGAAAAAGGCGAGCCGTTGGAAGTTTACATCAACTCTGGCGGTGGTGATATTTTTGCGGCGTCCGAAATCTATTCGGCAATCCGTGAATATTCAGGTGATGTCAAGATACACGTTGTCGGTCTTGCAGCAAGTGCGGCAAGCGTGATAGCGTGTGCAGGCAAGTCAGATATATCACCGACGGCACAGATCATGGTGCATAACGTATCATCAGCGACAAGAGGTGATTACCATGACATGGACAAAATGTCAGAGGTTCTGCAAAAAGCCAATGAAACCATTGCAAATGCCTACATAACCAAATCAGGCATGGCAAAAGAAAAGGCACTGGAAATCATGGACAAGGAAACATGGTTGACGGCTGATGAAGCAGTCGAACTGGGGTTGATAGACGAAATTGCAGGAAGCAAGAACGTCAAGTCACAGCTGGTGGCGGCCTACTGCGATATCATACCGCAGAACGTGATCGAAAGAATGAAGGCCGAGCGTGCTGATAAAAAGATAACAGCACAGGCAAGGCTTGACAAACTAAAGGAGGGTTATAAAAATGACAAGACAGGAAATGCTTGACAAGGCTCAGGCTCTCATCGACGAGGGCAATTTTGAGGAAGCTGAAAAGCTGATGAATGACGCTGAAAAGGCGGCAAAGACACAGGCAAATCTGAACGCTATGACAAAAGACCATGCGTCAGACACCATGAAAAATATCATCGAAAGGAATGAAAACAAGATGAGCGAGAATGCGATCACACACACATCAAACATCTATGACAGCATCGAGTACAGAACTGCATTTATGCATAACGTTCTCGAGGGTACACCAATCCCTGCGAAGTTTGCAAACGAGGCACAGTCCACAAAGACCACTGACGTTGCGGCTGTTATTCCGTCAACAACCATGCAGAGAATCGTTGAGAAGCTGGAGGAACACGGCCAGATCTATGCCCTTGTCACAAAGACAAATATTAAGGGTGGCGTGACAATCCCTACATCAAGCGCCAAGCCAGTTGCAACATGGGTCGCTGAGGGCGCAAGCTCTGACACACAAAAGAAGTCCACAGGCTCAATCACTTTCAGCTACTACAAGCTGAGATGTGCTATCTCCATGTCACTTGAAGTTTCTGTGGTATCACTCGACTTTTTTGAGACAACATTTGCTAATCAGGTAGCCGACGCAATGATCGCTGCTATCGAAACAGCGATCATCAAGGGTGATGGTTCAGGCAAGCCGAAGGGTATCACAAAGGAAACTGTTGTCAGCGGTCAGAACGTGGACGTTGCACTGGCAAGCGGAATTACATACAATACCTTGTGGGATATGAAGAAGAAAATTCCGTCAGGCTACAGAGCAGGCGTTAAGATGTTCATGAACTATGCAACATTCTGCGACATTCAGGCACTGACAGACACAAACGGACAGCCTATCGCTAGGGTCAACTATGGTCTTAACGGAGATATGCAGCCATCAATCCTTGGCACACCTGTTGTGTTCTCTGACGATATCGACGCTTATGCAGACACTGTATCGGCTGATACAATCGTTGCATTCTTCTTCCGCCCTGAGGACTATATCCTCAACACAAATCTCCAGATGACAGTCAAAAGATATGAGGATAATGACACCGAAGACCAGGTAACAAAGGCTGTTATGCTGGTAGACGGCAAGGTCATCGACAAGAACAGCCTTGTGACACTCACAAAGAAGAGCAAGTAATCATGATGATAAAGGGGGCATAACGAATGCTAGAAAGTTTGAAAAATTCGCTGAGGATATCACACGACAAGCTAGATAGCGACATTATGTCAAACGTTGACGCCTGCATGGAAGATTTGAAGCGTGTGGGCGTGTTCGTTCCCTTTGACGCTGATGATTGCAGTGCAATTCTGAAAAAGGCTATCGAAAACTATGTCAAATGGCAGTATGATTTCAACGGCAAAGGCGAAGATTTCCGCAAGAACTACGAGCGTTTGCGAGACGCACTAAGTCTGAACGAGGACTACACGGAGGGGATTTAACAATGTTCAATGATGTTGTAAAAATTGCCAAAGCAAAGATAGTTTCAGACGAAATAGGAAACCAAGAAAAGGTCGTTGACTGGGCGAACGCCAAAGAGGTTTTCTGCCAGGTATCATCAATTTCACGTTCTGAATTTTACAGCGCCGCACAAGCAGGGTTTCAACCTACGCTGAAAATCAAAATGGCAGATTACTATGACTATGACGATGAAGATATGTTATTCTATAACGGTCGGGAATATCGTATCATACGCACATATGTCGCAGGAACAGCCATTGAACTGACGGCTGAACGTTTCGGCGGTGACAGCTGATGAAATCGGTTGAAATTGATGTCAGCAAACTGGCGAAACAGGTCGCTGATGACCTAAAAGAATACAGCGAAGAAACCGCAAAAATAGTTGACGGCTGTATCGACGAAGTTGCAGACCAGTGTGTCGAAAAGTTGAAAGCTACATCACCACGTCGGACAGGCAAGTATGCCGAAAGCTGGAAAGCCGAAACAGTATACGCTAAATCGGGCAACAAACGTGTTGTTGTGCGAAACAAAAAATACTACTACCTGACACATCTGCTGGAGCACGGTCACGCAAAAAAAGGCGGTAAAGGCAGAGTAAAGGCATTTGTGCATATCAAACCTGTTGAAGAGTATGCACAAAAGGCACTGCCTGAGCTGGTAGAAACGAGGTTGAAGAAATGAATTTGACATTGGCTGACATACGTTCACGATTAACGGCTATCGACGAACTGAAAGACAAGGTCGCATACTATTCATCACGTGATGAAATGAAAACGCCCTACTGCGTATTCTATCGTGAAAGTACCATAGACAGCGGAGATGATATGCACCCTGCAAGCCTGCGAGAACAGACGATAGTTATTGAATTGTACACGAGGAAAATCGACGTTAATTTAGAAACGGCTGTTGAAAAGCAGTTTGCAGATTTTGATTTGGAAAAGTCTGAAAGCTGGATAGAGGACAGCAAAGAGTATCAAATAAGATACTCATTTACCAATTACTTGAAGTAAAGGAGGGGACAATGCAATATTTAGGCGGTAAATGCAAAATTGCAAAACCTATCTCAGAACTTATCTTACAAAAAAGGAAAATGCTAAGACGTTTGTAAGTTTGTTCTGTGGCGGCTGTGCAATCGAAACGAAATTGGCACCACATTTTGAAAATGTTATATGCAATGACCTGCACCCATATCTGATAGCTATGTATCAGGCATTACAAAACGGCTATGATTTGCCCGAAAATATATCTGAAGAACAGTATAGATATATCCGTGAGCATAAGGACGAGGATAAGGCATTGGCTGGTTTTGTGGGCTTTGCATGTTCATTTGGTGCGAAATGGTTTGACAGTTATGCCCAAAACAAAAGGGGTGACAATTATGCCAAGCGAGGTAGAAATGCTATAATGCGAGATTTTAAAAATCTTAAAACAGCAAAATTCGCCTGTGCCGACTATCGCAGTGTTGACATTCCTGACGGATCTATAGTATACGCTGACCCACCATATGCTGGCGTTGCAGGCTATTCAACAGGCGAATTTGACAGTTCTGAATTTTGGGAATACATGAGAAAAATCAGCGAGAAAAACACAGTGTTTATTTCGGAATTGCAAGCACCTGACGATTTTGTTTGCGTTTGGCAAAAAGAAATTTTAAGGACGTTAAATAGTAATAGCAAACGCCCAAAATCTGTTGAAAAATTATTCGTACATAAATCACAAATTTAAAAGGGAGGAATTAAAATGGCTGAAACAAAGAAAGCCCCAAGCAATATTATTCTTGGAAGTGGCTATATCTACTATCAGGATTTCAGCGGTGAAACAGTACCTGATGTTGATACTATCTGCACCGAAGCAAATGTGCTGGGCTATATCCAGGGCGGTGCAACCCTGTCATATAAACCTACATTCTATACCGCAAGTGATGATGATGGCACACATCAGAAGACAATCATCACCGAGGAATCAGCTACACTGAAAACTGGCATTATGGTATTCAACGGCAATACCCTTGACGTTCTCTGCGATACCGCAAGAGTGTCAGAAGATACCAGCAAGAAACGTAGAACCGTCAAAATTGGTGGTCTGAAGAATATGCGTCGTAAGAGATATGTTCTCTGTTTCCACCACGTTGACGCAGTTGACGGAGATATATGGGTCATGATCGTGGGTAACAATCAGAGCGGCATTGAGCTGGCATTTGCAAAAGACAAGGAAAGCGTTATCGACGCAGAGTTCAAAGCACTGCCAAGCGACAGCGACGGAACACTGATTACCTACATCGAAGAAGACAAGTCGATAAGCGCCACATAAGCAACACAAATACACAACCTGCTGAGATTTTCAGTGGGCTGTTTTTTTGGAGGTGTATAAAATGCCAAAGACGTTGAATTTCAACAAAATGCAAAAACCTAGCCTGCGCATTGAACTGGCTGATGAAAAGCATACCACGATATTTGTTATGCCGCCCACAAAGGGCGAGATTGAAGCGTTCGGGGAAATATCCGCAAAGTTAGGCGGCAACAAGCTGGACGAAGCAATCGAAATGTGTGCAAAACTGATGTCACACAATATCGCAAAGATACCGATAACGGCTGAAACACTGGCAGACTGGGATATCTATGACATTCAGATGTTCTACCGCACATATATAGACTATCTGCTGGAAATCAAAAACGCAAAAAACTAGCACTCCCCTACTATCCACCGCAGGATAGAGAGGGGGAGAAATATGAGATTTCCTCAACGTGGGAAAAATTAGTTGCGGACTATATGGGTATATCCCTATATGATGTTGATGATATGGACTACTATGACTATCTGCTGATACGTCGTGACGCATTTATCGCACGGCTCAGGCAGAGCGAGAGCGGTCAAGAGTACCTAGATAACGCATATAGGTTGACCCTGACGAAGCCTGACCGACAGGCTTTGCGAGAAAATTTTGGAAAGGGGGTAATGATAGGTGGCAAAAAGTAGCATAAAGGGTATTACTATCAAGATAGGCGGCGACACCACAGGTCTTGATAAGGCGCTGAAAGAAACAAGCAAAAAGAGCCGTGAACTGGAAAGCGAGTTGAAAGCGGTCGATAAAGCCCTGAAGCTAGACCCGAACAACGTCACGCTGGTAAAGCAAAAACAAGACCTGTTGAAAGACAGTATCAAAGAAACAAAAGCAAAGTTGGACGTGCTGAAAGAAGCACAATCGCAGGTCACAGCACAGTATAAAAAGGGCGAGATAGACGCAGGACAGTATCGTGCATTTCAGCGTGAGTTGGAAACGACAAAGTCGAAGCTGTCAAGTCTGAAAGATGAAAAGAAAAATGTCAATGCTATCGGCACGGCATTCAAAGAAGCCAAAGACAAGGTCGAACCTGTCATAAAAAAAGTCGAAAAAGTCGGTTCTGCCATAGGCGGTGCGGCAAGCAAGGCCGTAAAGTTCACGGCAACGCTGGGCAAGATAGACACGGCTATGATAGGCAAGGCGGCTGACGGTTTCAAAAAATACACACAGACCATAGGCGTTGGTCTTGCGGCTGTAACAACGGCGCTTGCGGCAAACGTTGAAGCAAGCCGTGAGTGGAACAGCGATATGACCAAGCTGAAAACAAACGCCGAAACCAGCGGCAACAATTTTGATTTTATGAAATCAAAAATGCAAGATTTGGTGGCTATCACAGGCGAATCCGATTCCAGCATTGAAGCGTTATCAAACCTTATGGCTGTTGGTTTCAGCGATGAACAAATGACGCCTGCTATAAATGCACTCAGCGGAGCGGTTGAAAAATTTCCTGACACTTTGAAGATTGAGAGCCTTTCAGACAGTTTGCAGGAAACCCTTGCCACAGGTGCTGCGACAGGTCAGTTTTCAGAACTTATCGGGCGTATGGGCGATAGCGTTGATGATTTTAATGCAGGTCTACAGAACTGCACATCAGAAGCAGAACGTCAGCAGTATGCCCTAGACTGGCTGGCAAATTCGGGTCTGTCGGAAATCAACGACGAATACCAATCTGCAAATAAATCAACGCTAGACTATGAACGTGCTAGTTTTGAATTGCAGGACGCCCTTGCATCTTTGGGAACTGCGTTCACGCCTGTTATGGCTGGTGCAAAGGGAATGGCAGCAGATTTTCTGACAAAATCGTTGCCAGCTGTTCAAAAATTGTCAGGCGGTTTCACCAAACTGTTTGACGGCGTTTCTAGTTTGCTAGACGCATATGACAGTGGCGGTCTTGATGGCTTGACCGAACAAATTCCTGTTGTTATATCCGGGCTGTTCAGTTCTGCGTCAGAAACGCTTGCCGAAAATGCCCCTACACTAATCACAGCGGCAACTACAGTTCTAACATCTATCATTCAATCGCTGGCACAATCGGCGCCGTCACTAATCAACTCAATTTTGCCGTCACTGCTTAACGGCTTTTTCGGGCTGATAAATGCATTGGTTTCAACTATCCCGACGCTAGTTCCTGAACTGGTGCAGGGCGCAATCACACTGTTTTTAGGCCTGATTGACGGACTAAATGACGTTATCAAACAGTTAATGCCAATGTTGCCTAGTTTGATAAAACAAATAACTGACACGTTGATTGAAAATCTGCCTGCAATCATTGAGGGCGGTTTCCAGCTATTAACAGGATTGATAACAGGTCTGACCAAGTGCACACCTGATTTGATAAACGCAATAATAGCATTGATACCTGTTATAACAGATTCGTTGACCGAAAATCTGCCTGCGCTGGTCAAGGCTGGTATGGAACTGATTGTCGCATTGGCACAGGGCTTGCCACAGGCTCTGCCTGACCTTATCGACGCTCTTCCCGAAATAATCGGTGCTATCATAGACGGATTCAAAGACGTTGATTGGCTGGACTTGGGTGCAAATATCCTCAAGGGCATTTTAAACGGTTTAGTCTCTGCGGTCAGTGGAATTTGGAGCGTAGTGGAAGACGTAGGCAGTGCCATTATAGACGGATTTTGCGACTTTTTTGACATTCATTCGCCTTCAAGGGTTATGGCAAAAAAGGTCGGTCAGTATCTGCCGTCAGGAATTGCGGTCGGTATGGAAGACACTGCGGACGAACCAGTGAACGAGGCACAAGCTATCGTTGACAGTGTTGCAGGTGTATCGGCTGAAATGGATCCTGTCATGATAGGCAGACAGACCGCAAGAAAAACGGCTAACAAAATATCAACCGAAGCCGACAGCACCGCACAACACGGCAAGAGCGGTGATTTGACAGTGGTTATGAACATCGACGGAAAACGTTTCGCCACAGTGACAGCGCCATACATGGACGTTGCTATGGCTGAAAAAATCAATCTAAATGCTAGGAGGGTGGCTGACAATGTCTAGTATAACGATAAATGGTAAAAATTCCTATACCGATTTCGGAGCGTTACTGACATCACGCAGTACACCGCCGCCAAACATCAGGGATATATCGGCTACTATACCATACCGCAATGGCGACATATGTTTCACATATCAGAATGGCGGTAAACCTACCTATGATACACGGACGCTGACGTATAAATTCGTGTTTATGGACTGTCCGAAAACCGCCCTGCGAAAAACAGTGGCAGATTTTGAAAACTGGATTTTGTCGGCTGGCGAATGTGACCTATATGATGATGCCGAAATTTACCATTATAAGGCAAGAGCGATTAGCTGTACTGAAAGTGAAAAAGGCTATCACGCTGAGGTAACGGCAACGTTCAAGGCACAGCCGTATAAGATATCTGACGATTTTTCCGACAAGGGATTTGACAATTTCAGTTTTGAAAACGACTATCTGAACCTTACAGACATGACACTGACGGCTATTAAAATGGCTCCACACGCCCCTATGGGTGTTTTGAAAGTCTATTTGTATTCAGACGTGCCGATAAAACCACGTCTGATATATAGGCGGTCTGCTGACGATATTGACAAGGTAGGATTCACACATTTTCAAAACAACAGCGTTGATATTTCCGAAAAGGTATACAGACCGACAGAAAAACCATTCGATATGGACGAACTGATTTTACAACCTGGTGTGAACACTTTGTCAGCGTATGGCTTCGGGTCACTCACGCTGAGTCTGCATGAGGAGGTACTGTAAATGTTTGTAGTTACTATCACAAATGGAGCTGAAAACACTGTCATACATAGTGACGGCACTGACCGCATATCGGGTGGCAAGATAGCAAAGTCTATCGACGCTCGCATGATTGACAGAGTGGATAGTTTCAGCTTTACTATATATCCTAATAATACAGGCTATGACCTCTTGAAGCCGCTTACAACGGCTGTCAGGGTCTATGATGAAAGCACTGACAAGGACGTCTTTATAGGCAGGGTCTTGAAGTGTCCTGACAGCATGAACGAACAAGGTCTGATTTGCAAAACTGTTACCTGCGAGGGGCGTTTAGGCTGGCTATACGATAGTGTTCAGCCATATGTCGAATACAAAATGGTAGGTATATCAACAGTGCTTTCTTCGTTCCTATCCAAACATAATTCACAGGTGGGTGCAGATAAGCGCATAGAGCTGGGGCAGGTCACTGTTACGGCGAGCAACAACTACACATACACTGCGAATTGGGATAAGACAATGGACGTTATCGCAGACAAGCTTGTAGGGAAATTCGGCGGCGAGATACAGCTCAGAGATAAAGACGGCAAGGTATATCTTGACTATCTTGAGAGCATAGGACACGGCACTGACACTACCATAGAACTTGCGGTCAACCTTAAAACCATATCACGAGAAGTGGACGAAACGGCGGTCATAACACGTCTTTATCCTCTCGGAGCAAAGGCGGAGGACAGCGAAAAGCGGTTGACTATAGGCACTGTAAACGGCGGTAAAGACTATATCGAAGATAGTGCGTTAGTCGCTAAGTATGGCGTAATCAGCGGTACACAAACGTGGGACGACGTGACACAGGCATCAATTTTAAAGACGAAAGCCACGGCATACCTAAAAAATGCGAACAAAGCCAAAAAGCAGTATAAAATAACTGCGGTCGATTTGTCGACAATTGATATGAATTTTGAACAGTTTGAGCTAGGGTGCTGGTATCGTGTTGTCAACCCTCTCATGGGGATTGATGAAGATTTGCGTATAATCGGTATCACTATAAACCTTGACAACCCTGAACAATCGGAGTTGACATTTGGTGACAAATTTGAAACCATGACAGGGTTCATGACAGCAAAAACCAAGAGCCTACAGACCGCTATTGATAATAGTGAATTTAGAAATCGTCAGGTTATAGATAGTAAAATTGAAAATGCCACAAAGTTGATAACAGGCGCGGAGGGCGGACACGTCATTCTTGACCCGTCAGAAAAACCAGAGCGCATTCTGATTATGGATACGGCTGATATAAATACCTGTAAATCCTGCATTCAGCTAAACAAAAATGGTTTAGGTTTTTGGAAATCGTCCGACGGCGGTTCTGCAAAAACAGGGCCGTATACAAACGCATGGACTATCGACGGAAATTTGGTGGCTAGTTTTATAACCGCCCTGACCCTGACAGGGTTGAAAATCAACAACGGCAATGGAACGTTCAAAGTGGACGAGAACGGAAACGTTGTCGCTAACAAACTGTCGTCAAAATCAGCAACTATCACAGGCGGAACGATAAATATAAAAACGTCTAGCCAGAATACCAGTGTAATTCAGTTATCCCATAATGAATGGACGCTGAAAATCAGTCCGCTGGAGATACGCATTGATAACAGCACGATAGGCGGTCATATCGTCCTGCAGGCTGGTGCTATGTCAGGCTATTGGAATAACGAATTAAAATTTTCGCTAGACACAAATAGTGGTAATATTTCAACGTACACCGACAGTGGCAAAAAGGTATTTACAGTTGATACCAATAACAGGGCGATGTATTTGTATAACGAAAATGAAAAAACCGCAATACAGTGCTACGGCAAGACAGGTGATATTATGTGCAACAGTATCACCACAAAAAGCCACACACTAGACTAGGAGGGATAAAATGGCAAATAACGTTGATTTGGCAGCAGCAATCGAAACTGTCAGAAACGCATTTTACGGCCGTGATGTTCGTCAGGCGTTGGTTGACGCACTGACGGCAACAGAGCAGGCAGTAAATGGCCTGAATCAGAATAAAATCAAAAGCGGCACGATTGAATACACGTTGGAAAAGGCAGCTTCAAGCGTGCAGATACCGTTGAATTTGGATTTTGTGCCAAAGCAGATATGTGTGTCGCTGAGGGATATCGGCACACCTAACCCATTTCAGAACTACTGCACCCATGTGCAGGTGTACAAGGGCGCATATTTCGCAGTGATTTGCATGGGTCCTAGCAATGGCGCAACTACTGTCAACGTGCCTGCAGGAACGTACTATGTTGATTATATTGCAATCGTATAAAAGGGGGTGCAGAAATGGTAATCAGATTGGACGAAAACTACAATGCGATGACATCCACAGCCCTGCTAGGCTATGTTGGTGAAACAAATGCTAGACCAGTGTCTGTTGAAGGCATGGAGATAGACGGCGCAGACCGCTATGTGCTGACTATCGACTACGGCGACGGCGTTCAGTACGAGGTCGATATCACAGGCGGCACATGGACGCCTACAGCAGATATACTGCGTTCAGCGCAGACAGTATCGTGTCAGATATGTGCGAAGAAGCTGTCAGGTAACGAATACATATTGGTGAAAAAATCACGCATATTCCGCCTGAGAATAGGTGCGGCTATAGGCGATGTTGCCGTACCGTCGCCTGATGTGGCTATGGACGCATTAGACCGCATAGATGCCATATGCAGACAGGCGCACGCAGATATGCAGACAGCTGTCACCGCCGCTGAAACTGCTGCACAGACAGCGCAGGCGGTGGCTGACAGCCTGCCTGAGGATTACGTAACGGCAGTTGCAAAGATAGCTGAAAATACTGCTGAAATAGGGCGTATAAAGCTGACGGACAAGGAACTGCAACGTAGGGTAAATGCACTGTATGACTTGGGCAATGGTGTGACACATCAGTTTGAAACAGATACAGATAAGGCATATCAGAAAACTGTGCCTACGGGTGGTAAGCTGATGTCGGTGAAAAATATCGGTGGTAGGTCGATTGTGTTTAATCAGATGATACCTGACAGCATAATCCATGTCACAATAACGATTGACGAAGATATTGCCGAAGAAAAATGGCTGAAACAAATTGTTGCCGATACATCACCTATCGCACAGGCAATCGGTCATAAAGTGGCAGGAAAGTGCATTAGGGATATAAACAATCCTAGTTCCTATGTGACGGTACGTTTTGGAAATAACAATGTAAATGTGTCCAATGGTAGCGAACGTTACGCCACTACAGAAAATGGTATATATACACTATCATCGGGAGTAGGCAACCCACCGCCGCTATATTTCCGTGCGTTCGCAGGTGCAACCGCAGGCACATACAAATTTACACTGCAATTGTTTGACCTCACCGCCATGTTCGGCGCAGGCAACGAACCAAGCACAGTAGAAGAATTTGAGAAAATGTTCCCTGCGGACTACTATCCGTATGCCGCAGGTGAGATTGTCAGTGCTGGGGTGACAGAGGTTGCTGTGGGTGAAACCACACACCCAATTCCCGAAACCATCAAAGCACTGCCTGGCTACGGCTGGTCGGCAGGAACGGCACGAAACTATGTGAACTATGAGAACAAGAAATACTACCAATGTGTTGGTAGTGTGGATTTGGGAACACTGGATTGGAAATTTAACACGAGTTCCGGTGTTGGAAATCATTTCTATGGGTCCGTGAAACATTTCAATTTTAAATATTTGGGTGCGTTTGGAACAACCGTTTATAATGTATTGTGCAGTAAATATAGAACAGTTTCCAGAAGTTCCAGTGTATTTGTCGATAAAACAATCACGATAGACGGGGTTAATGCCATAGTTTCGCAGGTTCAGGTCAAAGACACTGCCTACACCGACGCCACCGCATTTAAACAGGCTATGCAGGGTGTAATGCTGTACTACGAACTAGCAACCCCAATCGTCACGGACATTTCAACCATGATACCAGATGATTTTCTGCGGAACATCGAAGTTGAAGCAGGGGGTTCAGTGACATTCAAAAACGGCAATGACGATTACAGAATACCTGTTCCAAATGAAGAAGAATACATCGTGAAACTGAGTGAAGTGGGAGGTACAACATGACGGAGCTACAAGAAGAAATGCTGAAAGCCGCAGGGCTATCCACCGAAGATTTTGAAAAACCTACAGTAACTGAGCAGGACAAGATAATGGCACAAGTGCTATACACAGCTGCTATGACAGGCACGCTGATAGGTGAGGAGGGCGAGTGATGTATTACAGCATTATAAAACGTTTCTATGATCTGGGTGTGTATTCGCTGGCAAAGGTCAAAGATTTTGTCAAGGCAGGCGTTATTAGTCCGGAGCAGTTCAAAGAAATCACAAAGGAGGTATACCATGAAGCAGAAGTTAGCGAAACTCATTGATGTAAAGTCCATTGTAACGCTGTTCTTGACAGCGGTGTTCTGCGTGTTGGCACTTCGTCGCACAATCTCAGCAGAGCAGTTCATCACAGTGTTTACTGTGGTGATATCGTTCTACTTCGGAACGCAGTCAGCTAAAAGAAAGTCGGGTGATGATGAGTGACGGAAGCAATTATCGTCGCACTGATAACAGCTGCTTCGGCGGTAGTGTGTCAGCTTGTCATAGCATCTAACAGCCGTAAGACTATGCAACAGGCACAGTACGACAGCCAAAAGCTCATTGAGTACAAGATAGATAAGCTGTCTGAGCGTGTGGACAAGCACAATTCCGTTATTGCTCGGACTTACAAGCTGGAACAGGATTATGCGGTGGTCGCTGAACAGATAAAGGTCGCAAACCACCGCATTGAAGATTTAGAAAGGAAGTAATTTTATGGCAAAGACATTTAAGGGCATTGATATTTCATACTGTCAGGGAAATATTGATTTTGCAAAGCTCAAGGGCAAGGTAGACTATGTTATCATGCAGATAGGCTACGGAAAGTACACAAGTCAGGTGGACAAGTTCTTCGAGAGAAACTATGCTCAGTGCAAGAAGTACGGCATACCTTGCGGCGGATACTGGTTTAGCTACGCCACAACTGTCGCTGAGGCAAAGGCAGAGGCAGTAGCTTGCCTGTCCGTAATAAAAGGAAAGACTTTTGAGTACCCTATCTACTTCGACGTTGAGGGCAAGTCGCTTGTGGGCAGAACAGCGGTATCTGCAATGTGCAAGGCGTTCTGTAACGTTCTCGAGGCGGCAGGCTACTGGGCAGGTATCTACATAAGCAGAAGTCCTGCTCAGACCATGCTTGAAACTTCTGTCGCCAAGAGGTATGCTTTGTGGGTCGCTGAGTACGGCTCACGCTGCAACTACGGCGGAACATATGGTATGTGGCAGTACAGTTCTACAGGCAAAGTGAGCGGTATCAGCGGAAATGTTGATATGGACATCTGCTATGTGGACTATCCTGCGAAGATAAAGGCGGCAGGGCTGAATGGTTTCAAGAAGCAGGCTATCAGACCGACTAGCAAGCCGACTACAAGCTCCACCAAGAAGACAGTGACGTACACTGTGAAGCGTGGCGATACGCTCTCGGGCATCGCACGGCGCTACAAGACCACTGTTGCGAAGCTTGTCAAGGATAATGGCATCAAGAACGCTAATCTCATTTATGTGGGGCAGAAGATTAAAATCAAGTAGGTAGTAAGAGGGGCTGTAAAAAAAAGTCCCCAAGAAAAAAGGCTGCGATCTTGCCAAAAAGCAAGACAGCAGT